AGATGTGTATAAGAGACAGCAATAAGATTTGCGATAGGTATGCTTACAAATTCAAATTTGGCTACTTTGAACCCGAAGATATACATCAAGAAGCCTTTATCATCGCTCTAGATGCTCTAGATCGTTATGAAGAAGGCAGACCTCTTGAGAACTTTCTCGCAGTTCATGTAAAAAACCGGCTAAATAACTTTAAACGCGACAAATATTACCGTCAAAACAAAAATAACGACGATAAACAGGAACGTTTAAACAATAGTAAGAAGTTTCTAATGGAACCTCTCGACATTTCTAACATTAGAGATGAAGCAGAGAAGAATATGAGACTAAATGACAGTTTCATTGACGAAATCGCTAACCAAGAACTACTAGAAATCATTGACGAACACCTAGATACGGCCCTACGGGCCGATTATCTACGGGTAAGACATGGAGCCTACGTCCCAAAACCCCGAAGAGAACAAATTTCTAGTGAAATCATAAGAATACTAGAGGAGTATGGTCATGAAGAAAGGTAGATTCTCAAAATCCGAACAAGAATACATCAAAGACAACTATAAAGACATGTCCACCATGGACATCGGAACGCATCTTGATAGAGACCCGGTCTCAATTGAAGCTTATATTGAATCTAAATTAGATAGTTCTATCTTAAACGACCGGGAAATAGAAGCTCTACATGATTTAAAGAGTCGTCCATTCTGGAAAGACCTTCAAGCTCAATTTTCGGAAGAAGAATTACAATCACTACTCTATCACTGGGGCAGGATTACTACTCAATTCCGGGATGATGTTCTTCCTACAGAAGAATTACAGATTATTGATGCAATCAAGCTCGAACTCCTCATGAATCGGGCACTAACCTCTCAACAATCTAATACAAATCTAATTCGCACCTATGAAGACTTAGTTACTGAAGAGAAAAAGATTTCTTTAGAATCACAGGACAAAGAGCACATATATAACCTCGAACGACAAGTTGCCGTCTTAAGAGCCGCCCAAGAAAGTCTTACTCGTGACTACAGAGACTTACAAACTAAAAAATCCGGTATGTTAAAAGATTTAAAGGCTACTCGTGAACAGCGTATTAAACGATTAGAAGACTCTAAACAAACATTCATTGGTTGGGTAAGAAATCTCATGACTAATCCCGAAGCCCGCCGGGAAATGGGTAACAACATGGAAAAAATGAGATTAGCGATGATAGAAGAAAGCAAAAGGCTATCCGCATACCACAAATATGAGGATGGAAGTATAGACCAACCTTTTCTAACCCCGGATTCCGTCAAAGATGACTAAAGCAGTAATATACGGAGTAACAGGACAAGATGGATCATACCTATCTGAACTATTACTATCTAAAGGATATACCGTATATGGAATTACCCGTCGAACTTCCGGTGACAACACTCAAAGACTGCCTACAATACTTAATAAAAAGAACTTCAATCTAGTTCAGGGTGATGTAACAGACACAGGTAGCATCTATAGATTGCTACACGAAGTGGAGCCAGACGAAGTTTATAATTTAGCGGCACAAAGTCATGTGGGTGTCTCATTTAAACAACCCAGCTTAACATGGTCTATAACAGCCTTAGGTTGTCTAAACATTCTCGAAGTGATCCGGTCGATGGGGAACCGGCCACGGTTCTATCAAGCGAGTTCGTCAGAAATGTTCGGGGATCAGTTTTCCATCAGGGATAGCACTTCTCTTAATGGCCTCCAACCGAATCAAGAACCTTATCAAGATGAAAACACACCCTTCTCTCCTCAGTCTCCTTACGCTATCGCTAAGTGTGCTGCTCATCATTCCGTCCGACTTTATCGGGAGTCTTATGATTTGTATGCTTGTGGTGGCATATTATTCAATCACGAATCAGAAAGAAGAGGCAAAGAATTCGTAACGAGGAAGATTAGTAATTATGTTGCCAGCCTTCATTGGGCGACCCAGACGGGTCGTAGTATTCCCAAACTACATCTTGGGAATCTATTATCAAAAAGAGACTGGGGACACGCAGAAGACTACGTAGAGGCTATGTGGATGATGTTACAACAAGACAAACCACAAGATTATGTTATATCAACCGGAAATACGTATTCGGTAGAAGATTATCTTAAAGAAGCATTTAAGTGTATAAATATAGAGGAGTACATGAATTTTGTAGAACTAGATAAACATCTAATAAGACCATCAGAGGTTCCGTATCTACGAGGGTGTTCCAACAAAGCCTTAAGAGAATTGGGATGGAAGCCAAAAACGGACTTCCAGAGCTTAGTCAAGAGAATGGTTGACCATGATATACAAAGTTACAATAGACATAACGGAATCATTACTCATTCTTAATAAAATGGGGGTTAATGGTTTAAAGGATACGATTTATTTTTTTGTAGAGGCTGAAAATCCAGACGAGGCATGTCATAAATCATTAGACAAATTAAAAACAAGTATTATAGAACGAAATTTGACGGACGAAATAGTTGACTATTTGGAGGATGAATTACATCACGATATTAAAACAACCGGGCTAACGGGGGTTAGTCCTCATTTGTAAAGGTTCGCCATGAAGAAATTAAATTGCGGCATATACGTATTGTTTTCCCTTATGATTATCAACCTTTCTGTTTCTGCTTTTTATTTTAATAAACTAGACAAAAAAGAAGTTATTTTAGAAGTAAAGCTTGATAACCTGAGGGAAGTTGAACAAAAATTAGACTCCTTATACCACGAGTCAAAAGCTAGAGATAGTATAATATATAGAACATTGCTAGAAATACAAGGCAAAGAAATATTAGAAACAATATAAACGGAATAAAACATTGAGGAATTATGATGACCCGATATACGCTGAATGGAGAAAGCGTATATTTAAAAGGGACGGACATAGATGTCAAATGCCCGGATGTGGATATAAAAGAGCATTGAATGCTCATCACATAGTAAAATGGTCTAGCGCAGCTTATTTGCGATTTGACGAAGACAATGGTATTACACTATGTTATAGATGCCACAAGAAGGTAACTGGAAACGAAGAATACTATGTTCCATTATTTATGGATCTAGTGAGAGACAAAAAATGACGAAGTATGTAGTCCTAAAAGATACTAGAGAAAAAAACGGATGGGATTTCGCCCTATCTAAGAAGTGCTTAGCTGTTGCTAGATGGGGACTTAAAACAGGTGACTACACAATAAGAGGTCTTGAAAAAGAACTTGTTTTAGAAAGAAAAGCTTCTACCGGGGAATTAGCAATGAACCTTGGTAAAAAACGTAAAGCCTTCGAAGCTGAAATAGAACGCATGTCTAAATTTCGCTGGAAGTATATTGTTTGCGAATTTTCTATAGACGACTTGATGAACTTTCCTGCTAATTCAGGAATACCGAAAAAACAATTAAAGTACGTCAGAATGAATGGTAAGTTCATGTGGCGAAAACTATGTGAATATCAAGAACAGTACGATGTACAAGTAGTATTCTGTGAAGGTAAAGAACACGCTGAAGAACGAGCCATGATGATATTCGACGAAGTATCGGAGATACTAATACGTGAGCAAGCAGAGTGACAATATAAAAGCCATAACAGACGCTTGGCTTAATATAAACATAGACGATTCTAAAATCATTAATCCTTTTAGTGTTCCTACCGAACAAGATTTTTCGGTTAAGCTGACATGGTTAATGACTAATCCTGATTATTTTTCTTTTATCTGTAAAGAAATACTCAATATAGACATTTTGCCTACTCAGGCTTTAATGCTTAAAGAAATGTGGAATAGAAAATTTCCCATGCTTATAGCAAGCCGTGGTTTTGGTAAATCTTTCATTTTGTCTGTATATGCTATACTCCGGACTTTATTGCTACCGGGAAGAAAGGTAATTGTTGTAGGCGCTGCTTTTCGTCAATCTAAAGTGTTATTTGAATACATGGATGCTATATGGAGAAACTCTCCTTTATTGAGAGACATCGTTGGTTCAGATGGTGGGCCAAGACGTGATGTAGATATGTGTAGACTTAAAATTGGAGATGGTACTGTTACTTGTTTACCATTAGGTGATGGATCAAAGATTCGTGGTCAACGCGCAAACGATATTATTGCTGACGAATTTGCTTCTATCCCCCGAGATATTTTTGAAAACGTTGTCGCTGGTTTCGCTGCCGTTAGCGCCTCTCCTGTAGAAAACGTTAGAAGGTTAGCTTCTAACAAGAAAGCTTTAGAGCTTGGAGAGATGACAGCAGAAGAAGCAAAGGTAGTGGACGAAGGTGGAAATCAGATTATTCTTTCGGGAACGGCTTATTATGACTTTAATCATTTTGCTGAATACTGGAAGAAGTGGAAGGGTTTTATTAAAAGCCAAGGCGATCCTAAAAAATTAGAAGAGTTTTTTGGCGAAGATGGTATTCCTGATGGGTTTGATTGGACTCAATACTCAATTATTAGAGTTCCTTTTGAGCTTTTGCCAGTCGGGTTTATGGACGCTGCTCAGGTAGCTCGTTCTAAGGCTACAGTTCACTCAGGAATCTATCAAATGGAGTTTGGTGCAGTATTCTCTACTGATAGCAATGGGTTCTTTAAACGCTCTCTCATAGAGTCTTGTGTGGTTTCTCCACAAGAGCCAGTTTGTTTACCTAGTGGAGAAGTAAACTTCCAAGCGGTAACTAGAGGGAATCCTAACGCTAAATATGTATATGGTATTGACCCTGCTTCTGAAGTTGACAACTTTTCGATTGTTATTATGGAAGTTAACGAAGATCATAGCAGAGTTGTTTATTGTTGGACTACTAGCCGTAGTAGACATAAAGAACAGTTAAAAGCTGGACTTGTGAACGAAACTGACTTTTATTCTCACTGCGCCAGAAAGATACGAGATTTAATGAAAACCTTTCCATGTGCTGAAATAGCTTTAGATGCACAGGGTGGCGGTATCGCTATTATTGAAGCTCTTCATGACAAAGATAAGATCCAAGAGGGTGAATTACCTATTTGGCCTACCATCGACGAAAATAAAGAGAAGGACACAGATGGAGAAGCTGGGTTACATATTGTAGAAATGGTTCAATTTGCCAAGTCTGACTGGGTATCAGAAGCTAATCATGGATTAAGAAAAGACTTTGAAGACAAAACTGTGTTATTTCCTTACTTTGATTCTGCCACATTAGGACTAGCTATATCTGACGATAAACTAAAAGGTCGAATGTACGACACGTTGGAAGACGCTGTGATGGAAATAGAAGAGTTAAAGGACGAGCTTTCGATGATTATTATAACGCAAACAACAACAGGCAGAGATAAATGGGATACTCCAGAAGTAAAATTACCCGGAGGTCGAAAAGATAGATTAAGAAAAGATAGGTATTCTTCTTTAATCATGGCTAACATGTCTGCTAGAAAGATACTGAGAACGACCCCACCTCCTGTATATGATACAATTGGGGGATTTGCTGGAGGCATTATGGGTAAATCAGATGGGCCAGAGTATGTTGGTCCAGCTTGGTTCACAGAAGGAATGAAGGATGTGTATTAGTTTGGTGTATAATCAATTAGATTAATTCCACAATCATTCCAATTACAACTCAATAGGTACAACAATGGCTGACAATAACCCAATACAAGACCAAGAAAGAGCTCAATCTTTTGTCACATGGTCAGACGAATCTGGAAAACGACAGGCTCTTTTTGAAACGTCCGACAATATTGATGCTTATGATGGCATCCAGAAGGCCACAGCTAATCGCCGGTCTTTTCTAGATATAGAATCTAACATCTCTGTTAGAACAGGGTTCAATCGTGGAGACTACGATAGGTTTCGTTCGTCAGAATCCGTGCCAAAGCAGCAAAAAGAAGCCATGCGTATGTGTATGTCTGCATATGACAAAGTCGGCATTATCAGAAATGTGATCGATTTAATGGGGGATTTTGCTGGTCAGGGGATAACTATTGTTCATCCTAATAAAAGAATAGAAAAGTTTTTCCGGGCTTGGTTCAAAAAGGTCAATGGAATTGAGAGGTCAGAACGATTTCTTAATACTTTGTACAGATGCGGAAATGTAGTAGTAAAAAGACGAACTGCTAAAATAAACAAAAAGGTAGAAGATGATCTTCGGTCCTCTGCTTCTCCTGACATGAAAGCATTAGTAAACAAAGTAGCTAAACGAGAAATTCCATGGAAGTTTGACTTCTTAAACCCCATGTCAATCGAGATGATTGGGGATGAATTGGCTACTTTTGTTGGACAGCCTAGATATGCAATTAAAGTATCTAGGTTGGTTCGTGGTTTAGCCAACAAGAGTTTAAATGGGGGATCTTCTGTTCATAGCGATTTAACTGATATGCTGCCTCCAGATATTCTTCGATCTATTCAAGATGGCAAGAATGTAGTACCTCTTGACCCAGAAAAGACTTCTGTTCATTTCTATAAAAAAGACGACTGGTTAGTATGGGCGAATCCTATGATTTACGCCATTCTAGACGACATAATCATGTTAGAGAAAATGAAGCTTGCTGATATATCCGCTTTAGATGGAGCTATATCTAATATACGTTTATGGAGTTTAGGAGATTTAGACAACAAAATACTTCCGACTAAGTCTGCTATTAATAAGCTAAGAAACATATTAGCCGGAAACGTAGGCGGTGGAACCATGGATTTAGTATGGGGTCCTGAATTAAAGTTTACTGAATCTAGCACTCAAGTCTTTAGATTTTTAGGGAAGGAGAAATATGAACCGGTACTTACAAATATTTATGCTGGCCTTGGTGTTCCTCCTACCCTCACTGGCATG